TCACTCAACGGCATCATGTTCCTGTGCCTTTGGTTGATATCTTCGCTTCATTTGTTCGGTTAATCCGGCCATGTCTTTGTCTTTGGCATCAGAAAGGCCCTTGGCTTTGAGTAGGTGCATATTCCAGTAAACAGCACCCAGCCCGGCCTTTTTCATCTTGTCCCGAAGCCGGCCCATCATTGACTGAAAGCTGTCATGGGTGAATGGGTTGCCTTTCCTGTTTTCAAAGATGTGGCGATCCTCATTGATCCGCACAATTTTGCGCTGGGGTCTGAGTGACTTGGCCCGGTCAAGCGCCGCCCTCAGCCGATCAGAGACTCGGATAAACGTCGGCTTTGACCCTTTGCGCCGGTTAATATAAAGCCGATCGCCCTGGTCATCAGATTCCCTCAGGTGCCGGGCCTCAATTCCCCGGGACGCACACAAGTAGGTCACCTCAAAGAAGCACTGAGCCACCGGTGTGGCCATGTCATATTGCTGCAGGTATTCAGAGTCAGTGACGTATCGTTCATTTTGGCTTTTGTCGATTTCGAGCTTGATCCGGTAGATGGGGTTGTTTGTAATGCCAATGTCTATGAGGTTGCTGCATGCCCAGCTGAGCATGGTAGACAACACTGATTTTTCATAGATCACCTGTTCATTGCCTTTGAGGCCTTGGGCCTGGTATTCATCCAGACGCTCATGCATGATCATCTTGATCAGCGGTTTGGTGATCTCATTCAAGAATAAATCACCCAGGGGAACATCGGATCCGTTGACTTCCACCAGGTGATCCAAAAACTTGATCACGCCAAAGTACCTGGACTGAGTGCTCTGGGCAAGTTTGGCGAAACTCTTTGAGGCGAAGTATTTCTTTTTCAGCCAGTATAGGGTGTTTGTCTCAGGTTCGGAGTTGATGAGCTTCAGGACTTGATTATACCGCTGGTACACCGTAGACAAGTCACTGGCCAGGCCCAGCTGGAAGGTGTACTTCACGCCTTTTATCTGCTTCCGGAACCGGACGTACACACCATCCATGTTGCAGTTAGGTGGTAGATTCTTTTTGTACCTGGTTGTCATTGTGACTTAGCTTTTACCACACGACCAATGGGCTTTTCACCAATTATCGAACGATTCAGCGCCGTGGCAGTGGTAACTATGCCTTTTCTGCAGGGTTTAAACGGCACATCATTGGCGATGAGCCATTTTTCGACAGCCTCTTTGTCTTTGAGGTTCAGCCAGCCCTGCAGGTCCTTAAAAGAGATTAATTCGGTGTTCATGGTTTTTGAACTCTTCTTTGTTTCAGTGTTTGTTTGAGGGTAGGCCGGTGGTAATCCCAACGATCTGTTCCAATCAATTGTCTGAAGATCATTCCATCGATTTCCTTGAATCGATAACCTGGTGTTTGCGCGTTGAGTGCTTCAACTTCTGATTTGTAAACCATCACATATTGTCCTGTTCATCTGTGGGAGTTGGTTCAATACCAGTCATGACCTTCACAGTTATCAAGCCGTTCAGGTGTTGGAAGGTATGCGGTTTCAGTTTGCAATTCAGCATCTTCAGAAAAATCCTCAAACCAAAAGAAACCCTTGTATTTAAATTCTAGCCAGATTGTCCGGTGATCTGTGTTTAAACTATGCTCACTAACATCAGATAAAATGGTGAAAACACAGCCGGCTCTTAGAAAGGCCCAGGTCATTCCAACCTTGGTGTGAGCTTCTGATGAGTCCCTATCATTCCACTTATCCTGATCAACGATGGCACGTTCGCAAATGCTGATCAGCTCATCCCTTGTATAATCTGTTTTTGGTTTACTCATGCTGCATGCCTCCCAGGCTGTTGATTTAAAAAAGTGACTACACCCCTAAAATTGACACTGTAGCGATATACGTCATGATCATGGTTGTGGATCAGTTCTTTGAACTTCCGGACCAGGCCGCGCCGGATCAGCCGGTTAACTGCCAGGTTGATCGACTTCCGACCGGCGATGCCCGCCCGCTCAAATTCTCTGTTGAGGATTAGCGAACTGGCTTTGAGGTGACCAAGGGTGGCATCCCAGATGATCAGCATGGCAATACGTTCATTCTTGCTTGATGTGAGTTTGGCTATGACCTGGCAGCGCCTGCAGTATTGGTTGAGATAATATGATTTCAGGTAATTCATTTTTCTACTGGCTCAAACCAGCCCAGTTCGCGCATCATTTCCTCCCATTCCTGATCAGTCATGATGCTGCACCTCTTTTGCTTCTCATCTCACGTACTACAAAGAAGTCTTTTAACTCAGGCTTAAGCCTCATAATGAGTCGTGAATAGTATGGGGAATAGTTATTGTTCAGCTTGAATGATGACTGGTCACCTTTGATCTTCAGCTGCAGGTCACGGCGCACCTGGTGAAAAAGGCCTCTCATTGACCATTGAGTTGCGCCGGCGCGTTTCAGCTCAAGAGACAGCTTGATCAGCAGGGGTAAGACCCATGGATTATTGGTGTGAAATTTCTGCCAGGCGCGGTAACCTCGGGGAGCTGATGCTGACGGCCGCATTTCAACCAGTTCAGAAAATTTGATGTCATCCCAGTCCATGACCTTGATTCCATCTTTGGTGGCAATGGTGGCTTTCTGTTTGTCACCATCACAGGTGGCTTGGATTACTGGCATTGTTCAACCCTCCAATTCTGTGGCTTACAGTCATCTGGGTATTGGGCTACCACTCTGTGTTGAATTAATTTGAATTCTGGCTCAGGCATGGTAACAGTGACCATGGCCACTGGCTTTTCCAGGTTGAAAAAATCCATATCAATCTCAACCGCACCTGTTGACAGATATTCAGACTCATTGTTTATAAATATGATGGCCCCGGTGTCCGTAAGGATCATGTAATCATGATTCATGTACAGCTCTTCGAGGGTTTGCCGCGGATCCCGCAACCGATACCCCAGTTCTTGGGCCTTGAAGATGACGGCCTGCATGATGTCAGGCCGTTTGATTGTTGTCAGCTTGTATGGTTGCATTTAGCCTCCTGAGCAGCGCCGGAGTTAGAAGGGCGCCGCTCGCCGTTATTTGTTTAGACGTGCATCGATGTGTGTGTTGTGCGTGTCGTTCTGTTCTTCGTTCATTAAAAAAGCAACCGGCCGGATGAGTTTTAATGTTGTCGTCAATGTTTAGTTGACTTGACAAAGTATAGCGCACTATACAGATAAAGTCAATTAAGCTATACAGAAAATGTATAGCTGACTTAACTCGATAGGTTGTACAATTAGTTACCGTGTGTGAGTAAAATTCATAACTATGGAGAACAAAATGGGAACAGGTAGTGGCACCGGTGGAGAAGCTAAAAGTAAAGGTAAGGAGGATAAAAGTGAAAAGATTATTTGCGGGCTGGTCATGCCTATATCAGAAATTGAAGGATTAGGAACTGATCATTGGTTAAATGTTCGTAAATCAATCGAACGGTCAATTAACGATAAAGAAGAAAATATCGAAGTGCAGCCAGTGTTTGAGTCTGAAGATGCTGGCCTAATTCATAGCAGGATTGTAGATAACCTATTTAAGAATGATATTGTAATTTGTGATGTGAGTTGCAGGAATCCAAATGTTATGTTTGAACTTGGTATGAGGTTGGCATTTGATAAACCAGTTGTAATTGTTTCAGATGATCAGACAAATATTGCATTTGACTCTGGACCAATTGAGCACATTAAATACCCAAGAAGTTTGAGTTTTTTTGCAATGGAGAAATTTATGGATGAACTCAAATCGAAAGTTCATGGAACTCTTAGAAAAATTAAAGAGGGGTCATATAAATCATTCTTATCAAGCTTCGGAAGTTACTCTCCAGGAAAAATAGAGTCAAAACAGGTTACAGAAGGAGAGTTCATAAACCTTCAGTTAGATAAGATATTAAAAATTCTCAATAAGAGATCTTATTCTGAAAATCAAGGGTCTGGATATTTAGTAGAAGCATTGGCTTCTCTACAGAATAATCAGTTAGCAGCCAAAAATGGGAAGCTTGCCTCGCATTTGCGGGCATGGTTGATGATGCAAGATAGAAAATTAATTCATTTAGATTCTAGTAAAGATTTGGTAAATGAATTTCTCAGAGCTTATGCATCTATGGGGATGCAACTTCCGAATGAAATTGAAGTTGATGTTCTAATTAATATTGTAAATGCTTATAAATTTGAAATCTCCAAAACCAATTTGTAATATCGATTAATCCAAATTCCTGAGTAAAAAACACCCGGCTTCGCCAGGTGTTTTTCATGCGAATTTTTTTATAGATGATCAACTGGTTGAATCCTTGATGCACATTAAATAAATTGCTTGTGCCTCTTCAGAATCACCACCTGTTCCAGATGAGTCAGCTTCAGTTGATGGGTTTCCACCCGTTCCAGATGAGTCAGATGAAAGATACAACTGGCAATAACGGAAAGAATCTGTTTCTTGTTCAGGTTCAGGAGTGCCGCCGGTGCCAGATGAGTCTGCAGCCCATGTTGAAAATGAGGATGATAACAACAACATTAATAAGTATTTCATTTTTCTACCTTTTTGTTTGAATAAAATTCGAATGCAGATAAACCGCAATCTGGGTATGTTCCTGGAGGAACATCTGCTTCATACTTCTCAATTTTGTTCAAGGCTTTTGGCCAGAAATCAAATTTGACCATATCAAAAAGCTCTTCATGTAATTTTTCTTGGCTTGAAGGTGGTACTTGAGAAGAACGAAGGTCTTGCTGGAATAAATTAGAATCTGTGTGGATATTTACCAGCATTGTGTGTACGTGTCTAAGCAATGATAAATTTGCTACTTCACAACTTAGGGCAGTGTCTTTAGAAACGCTTAAGGTTTGCTTGACAACCTCAATCTCTGAAATTTCATCTCTCATTCTGACGACACAAACGCTACCGAACTTTTCAAGTAGTTCAGCAGCTTTGGTAGGAGATAATGATGATGACAATATATTCTGAGCAATAGGTAGATATTGAGCCCATTTTATTTTGTTATTTTGGTCTTTTTTCTTCCAGAGATCACCAAGCAAGATTGATAGTTTGCTTTTTTCTCTAAAGCTTTGTGATCTATTGAGCTCTAAGCTTATTGCGTTTCTGTCAATGCCGGTGGTGTTTGCAATGTCTGTGACTTTATTACTTTCCAAAACTTCATGAGCTGTTTTTACTGCATGTGTTTTTAGGTTTTTGCAGAATTCCTTGTATGTGAGTGGTGTTTTGCACAATAGAAGAGCAATGGCTTTATAAAGGTCATCAAAATTTGGGACTACTTCATTACTCACAATAATTCAATACTCTGCATAAATTTATGCAGATCATTGTAATTCATCTATGAACAACAGACAATATAAAAAGTTTAGTAGACTCTACTAAATGTGTGTGTAAAAGTGTGTGTGTTTAGTTGTCTGGGATTAACAGTATGATTGGAACACGCTAAATGAAAGCTAAAAATACACGACAGGATGAACTAAATGTGCAGTTCTTGGAAATTGATTTGCTGGAACAGGAAATCCGTACTTTAATCCCAGACTACTTTTTGACTGAATTGGAGAAAAAAGAGATCAATAAAAGATGTCAAGCACATCTTGAAAATCTTGATCGGTAATGATTTTTTTCTCTTTTGTTTTGTTGAATAAAAATTGGCAAAGAAGAGCGATATCTTTGTTTGAAGTTCCTTCCTTTACATTATCCAGGACATATCGGACAACATTTTGTGTATGTTCACCAAACTGACTCTGATCGACCTGCATAGGGTTTGACGACTCCTTTCCTTCAATCCAATAATTTGATGATTTGCCGGAGTATTTAACGAGCTTTTCCATGTGGTTTGCAGCAATTTTACGCGGGTTGGTTAATCCGCTTTCCCATTGATTAATAGCACCTTTGGTCACTCCAACAATGTTGCCGAGTTGCTCACCCGTCAATTTTTTAGACTTTCTGTACTCCTGAATTCTTAATGCAAACTCTTTATGAGCACCTTTCAACTCTGGCATTTTTTCTTCAAATAAACGTTTAATAAAGTGTACTGCTTTTATGCGTATCAGCTTGATACGTATAGTTTGCTATACTACCACATAAAAAGTATAGTGCACTTGACATTGAGGGTATAGAGAAATAAACTCTCGGTATGATTACAAAAGCTCAATTAAGAACTCAGTTTACTCTTAAGGAAATTGGTGATTTATTCGGAATCACTAAAGGTGCAGTACACCAGTGGCCAGAAAATGGACCAATCGATAAGAAATATGAGTACGAACTAAGGCACCATGATTCAGACGAGATCCGGGCAATCTGGAAGCGGTTTAACAGTAACTCAGAAGAAAAGTCAGAGGTAGCATGATGAATCAGTCTGATCTTTCGACGCTCATACCATTAACCACTTTATTCAAGTCTTTGAATACTTCTGTATGTATATCAATTATTTTCTCAAGTCTTCTGACCTTGATAGCCAAAAACAGCTTGTCAAACGAAACGAAGAGCATAATAGGTATCGTCAGGTATAACAGTGCCAATGTTTTATCAGGCCCAAAAAGATCAATTAGATCGTTTAAAAAAATGTGCCAAGAGATCACGTATATCCAAAGGAAGGTGGTGTGAATGAGCATGAAAGATAATTCTCTTAAAAACTTTAAGGTTGCGAATTTGGCCCACTTAAAGAAACTGCTGAAAGTTTCTCTGACATTGTCCTTTGTTTCCTTGTTATATGCGGCATACGTCAATATCAAAATCATAATTGATACGACAAGACCCATCAGCGTAATTTTGTTTTCGATAGTCATATTAATTCTCCTTATCACTATTGCGTTTGTTGTTTATCTTACTACCAAAGAATTGGTACATAAAAGAACCTCTTACAAAGGGATGATGGATTCAGAAAAGGATTTATCAATAACTTCTTTAATTCAAAAGACTGCTGAGGGGTTGCATGATGAGGATTAAGTGCGTACCGACAACTCCAGTTTGTCGAGCTGCCGGCACGGCTATTTATCAAAGGGAACAGGTAAGAATCAACCGATTAACTACTTCAATTAATAGAGCAATTGCTGCAATTGTTCCAGCCACATTAACTTTGATTTCGATCTTCTTTTTGGTTTTCATTACTGAGTACCTTAAAAGAGTCTCGAAGCTTCGAGATTTAAAAGTCTCGTATTTGTATCCCGCACCAATTAAGTGCGGCTGGGTAGGTGCAACATCTAGAATTTGCCCATCCTTTTCGGAGGTGTCATCTGATCACTTGCCCTCTGCAGTGGGGACAATGCCCTTGCACCAGGGTGCATCAAATTACCGCCAATCAGCCGCTCTGCTAAGAGCTACTGGTGGGCTTATAAATCCCACGATATACATTATATCGCAAATTAAGAGAGCATTAAAATCATTGGTTGAGGTGTGTCAATGATCCAAAAGGTATTTCTTATTGCAACAGACCTTAACAATCTTCTGGCTTCCACAGTAACAAGGGTCCATTGGATTAGGTCTCCATGGAAATCGTTGTGCATAGTAACTCAGTTGCATTTTCAGGCTACTTATGCGCTTAAGATCATCAACAGATATCTGGACCTCTGGGCTGTATGGTTTTTGGTTTTTAAACTCAAGTTCAAAAATTTCTTCATTGATGGTTTGGAAAATCTCAACCTCAGAGGAGTTCGTGTATGAACTCAATAGATTGGAACGTCGTAAGCCTGTATATGCTGCACTGCCATCAGAATCGGGGAGAAATAAGCGTCGTTTTAAACCTGGCTCCGTCTCAGGAGTTATATCAACGATCTTGGAAGTGGTGGAAAGCCAAACCGCGTGATATTCGAGTTGAACAAATAACCGGGGCCACTCATACACCGCCCATCCGTATTGGACCTTGCCTCCCAGGAGAGAAACATGCTTTTTAACATTGTTGAAGCATTCACCTGGCTTGTACTTGCTGTTGCTTTGAATTTCCAGAAACACAGGAGTGGATTGTGAGAACTTCAAACAATGCATTTTCATTTCATCGCTTATCTTCAATGGCGTCTGAATGGGGTTCATTGATCTACTTTTCTTTTTTTAAATTATCAATATCTGACTCAAGTTCAGAAATTTTAAGAATTAACTTTTCAATTTGCTCTTCCGCAGTTTTTATTCTTTTGTCTCCAGTATTAAGAAAGTCGGGAAGCTGTTCAATAAACTCCCTAATTATTCGAATATTCACAGCTTCATTTTGGATGAACATAACTAAGACGAATGAAATGCCAGTCAACCATATCATTTGTTCTTTAGAAAAATGTATTAGTGCAGAATCAATGAAAATCATAAACAGAAAAAGGAATAACAATAGATGTTTGACTGAAGCAGCCACCCCAACAAAAAACTTCATTGAATATGAGATTCTAGTTTTAGCAGCAAATAAATCTTCCTTTGGTGCAGTCATAATTTTCCAAATAAAACTTGCAGTCATTACAGCTGCTGATATCACACCGATTAGTATAGCCGTTTCCATTATTCAATATGCATTTTCAAAATGTTCAATATATCACATATCGAGTATTGCAGAAACTGAGGTCAATTACATGCCGTTGTCCTCTCTCCCAAAAAACCGGCAACAACAATTTTCTTCATTAGAACTGATAAAGGTTGATTCATCCCGTTGCCATTTCCCCAGGTGGGGTTTTCTTTGCGCATGGCTTGGCGCTTGCACTGTCCACTGCATTAACAAAGCCACCGAAGGGTCAGGTTCATCCTCCATTCCTGGTCCTTCCCTTGTTCCCCAAATGGCCATGGAAGGCCGTCTATCTTTAGGTGCGCCGATATGAGATACCAGCCTACTTATGACCAGGTGATAGTCCATGACCTGGGTTTGAAGTCAAACCATGGCCATATGCTGGACATGATTGTCAATGCGGCCACTTGGGCCGACTCAAAGGAAATTGATGGTGAGAAATACTATCTGCTCGAATATGGAAAAGTGATCAGTGAACTGCCTACAGTGTTTGGCTCAAAGCAGGCCATCACCCGGGTCACCCAGAAGCTCGAGCAATTGAAACTGATTGAGGTGATCATGAGTGGCAGGATGAATTACTTCCGCGCCATCGAGGACATCAAGCGTTTTTGGTGCAAAAACAATAAGAGCTCAGCTGATTATGAATCGTTCCGAAAACGGAATGATCAAGACATCAGTGATGAACCACCAACCGTTCCGAAAACGGAACAATCAGATGAAAAAGAATCATTCCGAAAACGGAACGTTCCGAAAACGGATCATTCCGATAATGGAACAACTCATTCCGAAAACGGAACGGAAACCCCGGAAATCGTTCCGAAAACGGAATCTATAAATCAACTAAATCAATCAACCAATCAATCAACTAGCCCTGGCGGGCGGTTTGTTGATTTTTTTAATGCTTATCCGAAAAAAGCAAAAGAGGAAGAGGCAAGGGTAGTTTGGGAAGAGAACAACCTCGATGAGATTGCTGATCTGATTATCGATGATGTTGAGTTCCGGAAGACCTCCCACTCGAAGTGGATCAATGGATTCCCTCACAACCCTGACAACTACCTTGCACAGAAACTCTGGAATCAACCTGTGATCTTCAATGACCAGGTTGTGACAAAGCCAGGCAAGGGTTCTTTCCAGTCACTGGAAATCGTACTCGATGGCATCTCCAAAAAGTTTGATGACATCTCACATGAGTTGAATTGTTCGCATGCCCAGTCAATCTGGAGGATGTGTGTCGTTGATTACAAAGCCGGCCGTCTGGAATTGGATAAAGCTGCATTCCTGGAAGCAGCAAAAGCTCAGTACAGGGTTGACTGTGAGAACCGGTGACCATGGACCAGTACAAAATCAAATATCAAACCAGGTACCAGCAGATCAGGCAACAGCTGAAAAGCGAGATGAGGCCCCAAAAAAGGGGATTGATCTCCAAGCTGAAAATCATGTGGTACCGGTCATTGCTTGAAACCATCCGTAGAAACCAATTTATCAGAGGTGACCATGATTGAACTGAAATCACTCACACTGGTGATGTCACTGCTCATCACTTTTGCATCGGATGAAACCATCATAGTTGAAAAGCATCCTGCATGCGCCGCTTCAGCTTCTCAGGTGATCATTGAAGAGTTGGGCCTCACTTGCCTGCCATCAACCAATGCATACAGAGATACGCTGTTCAAGGGAGACTTCGAATGACTGTTGCCCAGGAGTTGATGAAAATGACACCAGAGGTAAATAACAGCCTTCTATGCCGTCCTGGCATCATCACCCACTGGGACAGAGAGGAGAAGAGCAGTAAATCACTTTCAAGCAATAGAAACAGCAGGAAAAAAACAAATGGATTGACCCCAAGACAGCGCGACATCCTACAAGCATTCAAGTTTTATAACCCAGCCAGAGCATCAGACATCGCATTTGAAATTGGAGCCTGCACCCCGGGGACCTATCAGGCATTGAAGGTGTTGATCAAGCTTGGATATGTTGATCGTGATGATAATTCCAAAATGTATTACCTGTCTGGCCAGAAGCCAAAGGAGTTTGTAAAGCCTACTGCATCTGATCAAATGCGAAATGTAGCAAGAAAAATGGTCACCTTCAAAACGAGTGATTTGAAGAAGATTGCTCCATGGGCTTCGGTAGAAATGGCCAAGTTAAAGAAGCAAGGCCTGATCGAAAGTGTGAGCCGCGGTGTCTGGAAGTGGATTGGAGAATAGAAGCGATGGGAGCTGCTCGTTCAACCATTACTAAAAGCATCAACCACATCCGGCATTACTTTGCCGATGAGGTTTACCAGGCATTGCCGGCAGGGGAGTTGATAAAGCCTTGTGACATAAAAGTCCCAGGCATGCCAGCTACAGACATCATGAAGTACCTCACCATCCTGAAGAGCCAGGGGCGGGTGAGGACTTACAAATACAAACATTACCAGCTTTGGGGCCGTGTGGATGAGTTCAGCTATTGAAAAATCACCTCGAGTTTTCTCTCCCTCTTATATCGAGTGGATTCGATCGCTGAACTGCATCGTGTGTGATGCCCCAAACCCACATCCTCACCACATCATTGGCCATGGTTATGGTGGTGAGGCTATTAAAGCAGATGATTATCTGACCATGCCTTTGTGCTTCAACCATCACACCGGTGATCAGGGTGTTCATAGAGGGCATCAATCATGGGAAAGGAAATGGGGCTGCCAGCTGAGGATGTGTGTACAAACGCTGATAGTTTCTTACGGCCTGGAAAAGATATCACAAGAAATCTGCATGGAGTACCTGCTCAAACTTGAGCCGAAGGTGGGCATGGAAGTCATTGGTCAAGAGTTGAGAAACTATTTGAGCAGCGTAAATTATGTCTTTGGAGGAAAATTCGCATGTATATGATGATAGCTTGGGTTGTCCTTGTGGCAGCATATTTCGGACTCAAGGCCATTAATGCCAGAAAGCGCCGACAATTGATGATGTGGCATAGCGCCGCTGGGTTGCTAACTTCAACTAAACCCCAGACAAAAGAAGAAAGGATGCACCAGTGGTGTGAGCAGTACCATCCCTTTATGATGGCAGAGTCCTGTTTTGCCTTTGACAACAGCTCATTGATCCACAGTCTTCAAGTCAGAGCGGCCAAATTCCGGCAGGCAAACAAGGAAGAGTTTATCCGGGCAAGCCATGCTTCAAACATCGTTCAGCTAAAGGTGAAGAGCAGGTGAGTGAATCTGATCATCAATGCGCCGCTGTTCAATATTTCCGCACCAAGTGGCCAAGAGAGGTGCTGTTTGCTGTGCCCAATGGAGCATGGCTACATGGCACAAAGATTCAAAGAGTAAAACAAATGGCCAGGCTTAAAGCTGAAGGGTTGGTTCCTGGCATCCCTGATCTGGTTGCGCCGATACCTCGGGGGAAATATCACGGCTTCTATGCTGAGATGAAGAATGAAGGACTGTCAGAAAAGAACCTTTCCCCAGCACAAAAGCAAATGATTATTTACCTCACACTTAAAGGCTACTATGCCGTTTGCTGCGCCGGAGTGGACAAGTTCAAGAAAGAAATTGATTATTACATGGGGTTAATTTGAAAGCGATGTGCCTGCAACCAAAAACCATTATGTCAGTTAATGGTAAGTCACTTGGAACAGTTGACTTCACATATGAACCAATAGATTTGAGTTGTGGACATGGACAGCCAGAAATCTTTAATTTTCGCAATACAGTGCTCATGAGTAGGAGAGGCAAAGCAACCATTAGTTTTACAGTTGAACCTGAGTTCAGCTCTCAAAAACAATTCGCACAGTTTGTTATGAACAAATGGTGGTTATTCAATAAATCGGAGGTTAGCCGTTTATGAGTGTTGAAAGCATTGCCAAGATAGTGAACATCAACTCACCATCTGACTTCCTGGCCGCGGTCATGAAAGGGTCAGGCAGGGCCACAATCTCCAAGGAGGATGTGCTTTGTGCTCTGACAAACCACCGCAGCAAGTTAGGCCAGCAGATCATGTATTACTGGCTGTATGAGGATCAGAAATCGGCTGCTGAGGAAATGGCCATAGCAGCTGCCCGGGGTGGTTGGCTTGTCAGCACGCCATTCATGGCTGACAGGGAGTTCCTTGCTCAATTTGGCAGGTGTGCTTTGTCCCAAGTCATGAGATATCAGCCTCCTCACAGGATGATTGCCTTGATTAATCATGTCACTGAAGATGCGGTAAGAAAGAACCCTGGCAAATATGCAGTCCAAATTGAGTTTCTCTTTGAGTTAATGAGGGTTTTTAATAGAGCATTGACACTATCAAAAGAAGATTTTATTAATTATTTTTCAAGTTGATGATCGTAAAATAATCAAAATAATTGTACAAATAAAGCAAATGCTTTATTTTAATAAATATTGTTTCAAGAATAGGATTTTATGAATATCGCGCTCTTTACAATTATTTTTTTTACTCAAGTTGTTACTGAAACAAATAAAAGTGATATTTTTGAAGCGGTAGAAAGATGCTCAATCGTTCACAATTCATCTGATTATATTAAGTATATTATTTCAGATCCCACACCAATTGAATTAAGTCCTTCTAATATTGCATCTATTACTAAAAGCGAGAGTTTGGATGATGCTTATGAAAAAGAGATAGCAGAAATTGAGGAGATATTTGGTCCTCGCATAGCAGAAATTGATTTCAAAAAGGCAATTTTAGCTAAAAAATTTTTACTCAAAGCTCAAGAAGTTTACGAGGCTAAAGAAAAATTAATGAATGAAAGAGTAATTTTAGCACTAGAGTCTGAATTAAATGAGTTTACTGTTGAGTCGAGAGTTTTAGAAAGTGATGCCTTTGATCTAGAAAATCAAAAAAAACATTTATTGGCAGAAATCGAAAGGAAATATGAAAATGAACGGATGGCCTTAGAGGAAGAAGGCCATTATGAAACCTCGTTTTCTATTTTGGATTTAGCTGGTTTAGATGACGTAAGAAGAGTGATGGTTTCATATTATTCTCAGTATCCCGATATTAATCCAGATTTTGAAGCTACTCCAGTAGCAATAAAATACATCTTAATGCCAATAGAATATGCTTGGAGAAATAATATAACAGGCGTTCTGCATTCCCTACATGGAGGAGGATCATCTGAGATTCTTGAAAGAAGAAATTTGATTCGTGAATCTTTAAGGTTAACAATTAAGCATCCTGAATTAGATTGGATGTCAGGACTAATTATTCATGCGATGGGAGATGCGTACGCTCATACTAAAAATGAAATTGGTACTCTACAAGAAGAAGCATACGGACCTTGGGTCGGACATGCTTACCACAGTATTATTGGACGAAACCCTGATAAACTGACTCCAAATGATGATGAACATAGCACCATAGTGAGGAATAAATACTATCGATACATCAATGACTTATTTGAAACTGTTAAACAGCGCAATGCTAAACATAAGGTTTTTATTGAAGAAGTTTTTCTGAGAGTTATAAACCATGAGTGTCAGGAGAATAATAATTGTCCTGCATTTTATAGAGAAGATGCAATTCTTTCAAAGAGAATGGATGATATAAAAGAGTGTATGAATACCAGTGCAAAAGATTTAACTAAAGAACATATAATTGATACTGTTAATTTAATAATTGCTGATGAAACAATAAAACCAGGCATGGTAGAAAGGCTTAAAAGTAAAAAATACGATTGAACTCCCATCTTATTAGGGGTATATTCTCATACTAAGGAAAGTTGCGAAATATCCGACCTTATCCAAACCCGACAGCACTCGATCACAACCCGCCTCGTCGGGTTTTTTTGTGTCCTGATGATTATCAGTGCTACCTTGCTGCTTTGAAACCGGCTGTGATTAAGGGTCCTTCCTGGCCCTTTGTTTACGGGGGCTGGCGAGCTCAGAATATCGCTAGATTTATGGCCCATGAGGTTGTTGTTGTTGTTATTCGGAATCGAAGTAAAGCATTATTATATAATGTACGTAATTATATAAACTAAAGGCTAATAAATGACTGAGTTCTTGTATCAGTTTGGTGTTAATTTATCGGTTCTATTTACATCGTTGACAGTAATATGGTTTGCTTTTTTCAGACCTTATTTATCAGAGAAAGCTAAGAATCTAGCCACTAAAACTGATATAGGCGAAATTACTGATATTGTTGAGTCAGTCAAGTCTAACTACTCTCAGGTTATTGAGGAGGTGCGGCATTCGAATGCATTGATGTTAAAGTCAATTGATAGAGAGCAGGCAATTAAAAAGGAAATATATTTTGATGCCATAGATGCACTGTTTGTACTAGGAAAATCAATCGTTGATTATTCCTATCCAAATAATGCATCTAAGCAATTGTCGCAAAAAGTGACAGAACAAAATAGAAAAATTGCTAAAGTATATTTGGTTGGTACTGAGGAAACAATTTCAAATGTTTCTGCATATACAAGGGTCTTTGCTAAAGGTATTTCAAGCACTTTTGAAGACCGTAGAAGAGCGGGTAATTTGGAAAAAGATTCAAGTAAAAAATTAGAAAAGGCCAATGAGCTTAATGATAAAAAAAACGATTTAGCCAAGAAACTCCAAGATTTGAAAAAAGAAGGGGCATCCGATGCAGAAACTATAAAAACTATTGAGCATAATCTTGAAGTTGCTACTGGACACGTCAACTCTAGGTTCGAGGAAGTTAGGTCCCTATTAAAAGAAAAAACCGAAATTCAACTCAATTTAATTAGAAAGTGCAAAGAAATAAGTATTGAATTATCTGAGTTGATGCCTTCAATTATTAATTCATTTAGAAATGAACTGAGTCTGCCTATTCCAGAAGAAAGCTTGCAAGAAATATTTAAAAAATCCATCTCAAATAGTAAAGAGATTTTCGAGGAAATTGCATCAAGTGCAGAAAAGGAAATTCAGAAATTAATTTCTTAAATGAATTACTAAAATGACCAAAAGAAGCAAGTCAGAACCGTTCTTGATGAACAAGACTGATTCAGCTGCATTTTTCCAGGTATCAGTTCAGGCGCTTTCAAACTGGGACGTCAAACCAGTCAAAAAAGTTGGCAATCAGGTTTTCTATGATCTAAGGGAACTCAATGCCTACAAAAATGAAAACGGTGATGAAGATCAAGATCTAAACCTCACCGAAGAGAGGGCCAAACTCACCGTCGAACAAAGGAAAAAAACCGCTCTGGAAAGGAAGCAGCTTGAGGGCAAGTTGATGGATGTTGATTTTGTCATCCTCAACCATCAGAAAATGGCAATTGCCATTAAGTCGAAATTACTTTCATTACCAACCAAAGCTGCTCAGGACATGGTGCATGTTGAAACACCAGCTGAAGCCCAACAGGTCCTGAAAGAACACATCTACGAAATATTAAACGAGCTATCAAGTGAGCAATTTTCAGCAGATATCGGAGTTGATGTCGATCGCACGCTTGCAAAGCTTGAAGCACTGCAGGCCGCCAACTGACCTGACTGTCAGTGAGTGGGCTGATGAATTTCGCCGGCTATCATCTGAGTCATCATCTGAGCCAGGCAGATGGCAGACCAGCCGGGCACCGTACCAAAAAGGGATATTGGATGCGATCTGTGATCCGCAAGTTCATACAGTAGTTGTGATGAGCTCGGCTCAAGTTGGGAAGACAGAGCTGATCCTGAATGTTATTGGGTACTACTCAGATCAGGATCCATCACCGATTTTGATGATTCAGCCAACACTGGAAATGGCTGAAACGTTTTCGAAGGATCGCCTGGCACCTATGGTCCGGGATACACCGGTTCTCAAGAGTATTTATCCAGATGCCAAAGCACGTGGTGGAGGCAACACCATGCTGCACAAGAAGTTTGCTGGTGGTCACATAACGATGGCCGGGGCCAACAGCCCGGCATCCCTTGCATCGAGACCCGTGCGGATTGTGCTGTTTGATGAGGTTGACCGGTACCCGGTTTCCGCCGGGAGTGAAGGTGACCCTGTGGCACTGGGAACAAAACGAACCACCACGTTCTGGAACAGAAAAAGAATCATCACCAGTACACCAACTGATGAAGGGATCAGCCGGGTAGCCAGAGCCTATGAAGAATCAAACCAAAGCCGGTACCTTGTTGACTGTCCTCACTGCGGGGAACCTCACCCATTGGAATTTAAAAACCTCCAGTGGTCAAAAGATGATGATGGAAACCATCTTGATGATGTGCACATGGTTTGCCCGCACTGTGGTTGTGTCATTGAGGAAAAAGACAAGAAGCGCATGCTGGCCAACGGTGAGTGGGTTGCAGAAGCTGAGTTTACCGGCACTGTTGGCTTTCATCTGAATGAGTTATACAGCCCCTGGAAAACCTGGCTGGAAATCCGGGATGATTTCCTGGTGGCCAAGAAGTCGCCTGAAACCCTGAAAACCTTTGTCAATACTTCCCTGGGTGAGGTTTGGCGGGAAGATGAAGAGACTTTAGACTGGCAGGAAGTGGCTGCCAGGCGGGAACCTTACAGCAGCCCACCTGAAGAGGCTTTGGTGTTGACCTGCGCCGTTGACGTTCAGGATGACCGGCTTGAATATGAAGTTCTGGCCTGGGGTGAGGGAGATGAAAGCTGGGGGGTTAAATACGATTCAATTGAGGGTGATCCAGCAAGTCATCTGATTTGGGATAAGCTCGAGGAAGTTCTGTTCAGTAAGTTTGAAAGGGCAGATGGCGTCAAGCTTCACATCCCAGTTATGACCATTGATTCAGCTGGTCATTACACACAACAGGTATATGACTTTGCACGGAAACACCGCGGCCGAGTTTTTGCCATCATTGGCAGGGCCGGTACTGGGCGGCCTATAGTTGGCCGGCCCAGTAAGAGTAACAAGGGCAAAATTCCACTTTACACAGTGGGTACGGACACCTGCAAAGAACTGTTGATCTTTTCAATGCTCAGGGTTTCAAAAACCGGACCGATGTATTGTCACTTTCCCGGGGATCCGGAACTTGGATATGACGATCGGTACTTTCAGATGCTGACCAGTGAAAAGGTCATCATCAAGCATAAAGCCGGCGTTCCATACAGAACTTGGGATGCAAAAGGCAGAAGGAATGAAGCCCTGGACTGCAGGGTTTATAACATGGCCGCCCGGGCGATTCTTGATCCGAATTATGCACGTATTAAGGCGAATTTGACCCCAGATGATAAAAAGCCGGGCAAAAAGGAGCCGCCGAGGACTCAGCGGTCAAGGCCTAAGTATCAACGCCGAAAATCAAGCAGCTACATCAATGGTTGGAGATAATGAACGTACCAAGTAATTTCATCAGAGGTATCACATTGAAGTGGACCGAAAGCCTGGCAGAATATCCGGCTTCAATCTGGGATCTGGAGTTTGTGTTCATCAATGCCGGTGGTAAAGTTGAAGTGACTGCCACTGCAGATGGGGATGATTATGATGTTCATGTCACTTCAGCGGCATCAGCGACATTTTCACCAGGCAGATATGACTGGCAGGCATTTGTCAGTGATGGATCCGATCGGTACTCAGTTGGATGTGGATCATCTGAAGTCATCGAAGACTTTGCCAGCGCCACTACCCACGATGGCAGGAGTGTTCTCCGGCAGACTGTTGATGCCATTAATGCATACTTGCTCGGTAATGCCACAGTGGAACAACAAAAGCGCCGATGGGGTGACCGTGAAATCTGGACTCACAGCAGGATTGAACTGATCACACTGAGGGAAAAGCTGCAGCGGGAACTTGCAGCTGAGGAAAGAAGAACCTCACCAACAAGGAAGGGATCAGTCATCAGATCGAGATTCAAATGAAATTCAAGCTGAAGTTCTGGGAAAAAGAGAAAGAGCCACAAAAACGTCCTCCATTGCGCCGGCGTGGCTATCATGTTGGTGGCCGGGTGTCATACCTTCCAAAGTGGCTGACGTCGCCAACAAAACCAAACGAAGACATCAAGCAAAGTCTTCATGTCATGCAGGCCCGGTGCCGGGAAAGCCTGCAGAACAATCCATACATCAAACGGGCGTTATCCCTGGTCTATGCCAATGTGGTTGGCCCCAATGGTCCGGTACTCCAGTCAAAGGCAGTCAATGGCAAAGGCAAAGATTACAAACCTGCAAGGACAGCAATTGAAAACGCCTGGAGGCGCTGGGGAAAAAAGGGGTCACCGGATGCTACCCACACAAAAACCTGGAATGGAATGTTGCAGGAATTTTGGCGCCAGCTATTCATTGACGGTGAGTACCTGGCCATTGAATCCCTGACAGCTGAAAATCCATATGGTCTGAAACTGCAGGTCATCGATCCAATGCTCCTGGACAATGATCATGAAATGGACTTCAAGGATGGCAGATTCATCAAGCAGGGCATTGAATACAATCAAGCCGGTCGACCACTGGCTTATTACATTTTGGATGAGGATCCACAACAGCAGTATTACGCAAAAGGCAAATCTCATAAAAGGATTCCAGCCAGCCGCGTGCACCATTGCTTCTTGCCAAACTTCGTAAATCAGCGCAGGGGTGTACCGCTGGTGATCACAATTCTTCAGCGCCTGGTCATGATGGGCAAATATGAGGAGGCAGAGCTCGTTGCAGCTTTGATTGGTTCGTCCACCATGGGGATCTGGGAGGACAATGCCGAAAATGTTGGTTATGAGGGAACCGGTGAAGATGATGAAGGCTACAACTTTGAGGTTGAGCCCGGCATGTTTGCCAAGGCGCCGCATGGTACCAAGCTGAATGTATTTGATCCCCAGCACCCAAATGCTGCTTATGAGGTATTCCTGAAAATATTACTCCGTGAGGTGGCCAGTGGCCTTGATCTGAGTTATGCCACGCTGGCAAACGATTATTCAGATGCAAATTATTCCTCACTGAGGCAGGCCCAACTGACAGACCAGGAAATCTGGAAGATCATGCAAAACTTCATGATTGAGAATTTCGTTGAACAGGTATTCTCCAGTTTTATTGAGAATGCACTGGTGCTTCAATCGATCTCAATTGGCAACCGGCCGCTGGCCAATGATTTCATGCGATTTTCAGAACACCGGTGGCGGCCCAAAAGATGGGGATGGGTTGATCCCAAAAAAGAAATGGATGCCATTGATATTGGTTTGAGGAACCGAATTATTTCACCACAGCAAGTGATCCTTGAGAAAGGTGATGATCCCCAGGAGGTGATCGAGCAGTGGGAAGAATGGTTGGAGTTGACCAAAAACTTACCAGAACCCGCCCCGGCGGGTTTTTTAACGCCTGGAGAAAGTGATGAAGAAGAATCAGATTCGGAAGATTAAAGCAGAGAAATACTTTCGCTCATTTGAGTTGAAGAGGGACGGCATCGATGAAGAGGCCAGGACTGTTGAGCTGGCATTCTCAAGCGAGGATCCATATCGCCGGTGGTGGGGTGTTGAAATCCTTGGCCATGACAAAGGTGAAGTTGATCTGACCAGGTTAGAAAATTCAGCACCGGTGTTGAGTGATCATGATCACCGGACTCAAATTGGTGTCGTGTTACCGGGCACTGTAAAAATCGGTACCGACAAAAAAGGCCGATTGGTCGCAAAATTTGGAAAAAGCAAAAAAGCTAAAGAGGAGTTTCAGGACGTTCTTGACGGAATCAGAACCAAGGTATCAGTGGGGTATTCCATTGAGAAAATGGTACTTGAGAGTGAAGAAGACGGTGTTGAAACCTACCGCGTTACTCGCTGGCAGCCTTATGAAGTTTCGCTTGTTTCCGTTCCAGCTGATGACACCGTTGGGGTTGGTAAATCCCATGAAGGTCATCTTCCTAAAAACGTAGAAATCGAGGTAAAGAAAATGCCACCTGAAGAAACAGAAAAAGGCCAGGTTACTACTGGCACCACAGAACCCCGCATTGATGTCGCTGCAGAGCGCGAAAATGCGGCCAAAGAAGCCAGAGATGGTGTCATCAAAACAATCAATGACATGAATGACCTGGCCTCAAAATTCAAATCAAAAGGCTATGATGGTCCGGCCATTGATGCCATTGTGACTGAGCACATTCAACGCGGCTCATCATTCGCTGATTTCAAAGAAGACTTCCTGATCAAAATGCAGGATGAGTTCATCAAACAACGGGATGTGGCCAATCTGGATATGCCGAAAAAAGAAGCCAAGCAGTATTCACTGTTCAGAGCAATCACTGCACAGTTATCAGGTGACTGGTCAAAAGCTGGCTTTGAAAAAGAGTGCAACCTGGCAATCATGGAAAAGTCCGGATCTGCTCCGCATGGATTCTTTGTTCCATTGGATGTTCAGCGCGCATTGAATACCGGTGTTGCTGCAGAAGGTGGCGACTTGGTTGGTATTGAGCACATGTCATCCATGTTTTTCGACCAGCTGAAGGACTCGAGTGTTGCGCTGAGCCTGGGTGCTACCACACTTGGTGGTTTGGATGAAAATGTGGATATCCCTCAAAAGACTGGTGCGGCCAGTGTTTTTTGGTTGGGAGAAGATGAGGATACCACTGATTCAGAACCAACCTTCGGTCACATCGAGTTGAGACCCAAAACGATTTCAACTTCTGTGCCTATGACGCGCCGCATGCTCAAACAAAGCCTCCCTGCCGTGGAAGGCATCGTGCTGCAGGATATGGCGCAGGAAATGGCCCTGGGCATCGATATCAAGGCCTTTGAAGGGGATGGTACCGGCAACACCCCTGTGGGCATCAGAAACACCGTTGGTGTGAATGTTCAAACCCTGGCAGCACCTGGTGCACCTACCTGGGCAGAGTTGGTTGGTATGGAAACGCAGATTGCCACTGACAATGCATTGACCAATGGCATGAACATCGTTTGTACTGCAGCTGTTCGCGGAAACCTGAAAACCACCAAAAAAGATGCTGGATCCGGTATCTTCCTGATGGAAAATGGCACTGCCAATGGTTACCCGGTAACTGTGAAAAATGCCTTGGCAGCCAACTCTATCATCCAGGGTCATTTCCCTGATTTGTTGGTTGGGTACTGGGGCGTGCTGGATGTGCGTGCTGACCGGGCTGAAAAAGCCAAGTCAGATGGGCTGGTTCTGCGGATGTTCCAGGATCTGGACCTGGTTGTCAGATACCCTGAGCGGTTCTGTATCACTAACCTGGTGTAATCAGCCAACACAATAATCCAAAGGCTCCGATGAGGAGCCTTTTTTTATTCAGTCATTCAGGAAAAAATCATGAGCAAGAAAATCAAAGTCAAAGTTTTCAGCGATGAATCATTCGTTAAAAACAACAAAGGTGAGTTTGCCAAAGGTGGTGAAACGATCTCTCTGGATCACACCGTGGCGGCAAATCTCATCGCCCGGGGTAAGGTTTATGACCTTGCCGATGATGATGCAGTGGCGGCAGCCAAGGTGCGTGAAAAACTCACAGCAGCCCGGCAAAAACAGGAAGCCGCTGATGCCGCCGATCAAGAGGGTCAGGGCGATAAAAAATGACCTTTGAACAAGATGTGTCTGATGAATCATTCGAGGCATTCTCAACTGAAGCCATGCTCAATGGCCAGCCAGTCCAGGTCATCATCGATACCGGTGTTGAACTGGTCGATGAGAACAGCGGCGAAATGAGGCATTACACACATCTTGTCACCATGTACAAATCGGATGCTATATTCACCAAATTTGATGAATTAACGATCGACAGCAAAACCTACGAACTCCAGGACATCGTGCAGGACGATAGTTACTTTGTCTCAATCAATGCCACATGATCAATATCAGACTCGAGAATTACCAGGCTCTGAAGGTCGCCTTCGATCCTGCTCGAGTTGAGAAAGCGCATAAGTCGGCATTGAAGAAAACCGCGGCCAAGGCCAAAACCAGAGTCAGCCAGGAGATCCGGAAGGTTTACAACATCAAAGCCAGGGACATCAACCAGGCCTCACGGATCATGCACCTCGGTGACATCATCGAATTGAGCTGGACCGGTGGAACGGTTGGCCTTGATAAATTCTCACCAACCAAACGAACAGTGAGAACGGCCCGGGGCCCGAGGAAAGGTGTTGCAGTCAAAGTGAAAAAAGCCGGCAAGCGAAAGCTGGTTAAGGGCGGCTTTCAAGTGCCATCCAAGAACAACCTCATTTTTCAAAGGACCGGGACAAAAATGGTTTCTGATCCAACGAGGGATGCAATTGCTCGGATGTATGGCATTTCTGTTCCTCAGATGGTCAATGAGGATGTCTCAACCAAGGCCATCGAATTCATTGGAGATGAGGCAAACGTCCAGTTTGTACGAGCATTCAACTACTTTCTCAACGTCCAGAAATGATCAATTCAATCGTCACACACCTGGTTGCAGAGACATCCGGGTTTGCTGTGATTGAAAACGCCAGAGACTCACAACCGGTTGCGAAAAATGCTGCGGTGTTGCCGGCACTGTTTGTTTACAAAAAATCAGGGGTAGGTGATGAGTCGCCTGGTGATGTCAAGGTCCGTCAAAAGCACACAGCAATCATCTGTGTCCAGCTGATTTGCAATTCTGATGACTTTGACACCAACGAACAGCAGCTCTTTGATGCGCTGCTTGGTTACCAGGTAAACCCGAATTATGACGGCATGACTTACCTCAGTGATGAGTCAGTCAACATCACCGGCAAGGTGCAATGGCAGGAGTATCTTTTTTCAACGTGGAGAACAATTCGAGAAGTGTAATGAGTAAAGCAAGCAAAGGGGGTAAGGCTCCCCAGAAGAAGCATGTCAGCAAAGCAGATGGCATTAAAAAAGGCGGCCGGTACTATCGTGTGAATGGTGAGACCATTCCAGAAGCTGAGTACCTGGCTCTTAAAAACAAACAAACCAAAGGTGAGTCCAAATGAAGTTTGATAACAAAATGATCCTGGGCAAAATGCAACCTGATCCAGATGTTGATCCAGTACCAGATGGGTCAAATGCGGTTGTATCTGAAAACCTGGAATGGACCCCATATGCTGGAAACCGAATCACCAAAAGAAAGGACCGTGGATTCTTTGGAGCAAACAAAGAAATCAATGCGGTACCTCATGTTGAATTCGGTTTCGAAGTTGAGTTTGCTCAAGCGTCGGCAGCCGGTACCCCTCCTGCATTTGGGCCATGGCTCCGTGCCTGTGGTTTTAGTGAGGTCATAGATGTTGGTGATGTTACATATGCACCGGTGTCTGAGTCATTCGAGGAAATTGCAGTTTACTTTCTTGATGATGAAGAAGTTGAGCAGAAAGCACTTAATTGCAAGGGCTCTTTCAGTATTCAATTAAACGCTGAGGATTTACCAAAAATCATCTTCAGCAACTTCATGGGCACATACAACAAGCCGACAGCAGCTGGTGCTTACACAATTGACACATCAGCTTATGAAGAGTCAGTGCCAGTCACATCAGGCAATACCACCGCTTTGACTGTTGATGGCTATGCAGGGTGTGTTAACAGCATCAAGTTCGACGGCAATATTGAGGTCAACTATCACGATGAGCCCAATTGCAAGGGTACTTCAATTGATGATCGGGAAGTGACCGGAGAAATAGTGATTAAGGCTCCGACAATTGCCGAGAAGGATTTTTTTGCATTGGTTGAATCACATATTGGAGCAGTAAACACAGTACCAATTTCAGCAACACATGGTGATGGTACAAGACCTGATATCACTATCAACGCACCGTATGTACAGCTTATTGACATCAATCGCACCAAGGTACGTGGTGAGCTGTATTACACCATTTCGTTCAAGGCCTTGCCTTCGGATGCAGGCAATGATGAGTTGGAACTGATTTTCTGATCTGGTTCAAATTGCATCTACCGGGCGGTGTGTTAGACCGTGCGCCGCCTGGTACCTGGTTATTGAAACGGTCTTCATATTAACGGTTTACATAGGAATTTATTATGAGTGTTTTAAAAGGTGTCAAAGACAAAGTGTGGCAGTCATGTACTGCTGAATTACCAACAGACAAAGCCAAAAATTTGTTTGTCAATTTCGAGGTTTTGTTCAGCAAATTGCCAAAAGCTGAATATCAGGCCCTTATCGACCGCTGTGATGGCAAAGACGGCCGGCCAACCCTGGCTGACGTTTTGCCTGAACACATGCATGATTGGAAGCTGAAAGGCGAGGGAGGTGTTGATGTGCCATTTGATGATGATCACATCGAAATGGTCTTTGCTGATCTTGACTATTCAAATGCAGTTGTTGAAGGTTTTGTTGAACTCCATGTCCGCAAGTGGAAGGAGCTCACCAGAAAAAACTAACTGACTTGGGGTACCACTGGGCCAAACCAAAGAAAAAGCCTGACAAGGTATCTCACAAGTTTATTAAAAACCTTCCTTCTCAACTGGCACCCAAGGATCCGGAGCCTTTCATTGTTATCCACCAGAACTGGAAGTCCTGGAGATTTTTCAACAGAGTCAACACGCAGTGGCGATCATCCGGATTCGGTTTTACCGGCCTGGATTACAACGCTGTGAATGTGGCTTTGAGATTTGAGCCCGAAAAGAGGCAGAAACAACTTTTCAATGACATTCGAGCAATTGAGGCCGGCGCCTTACTTGCGATGGGTGAAAAAGACTCCAAATGACGCGAAAGTATAAAACGGCAATCCTGATCACAGGGGATGCCAAGGGTGGCGTGCGCGCCGTAAAAGCCACCCGACAGCAGCTTGACTCACTTAATAAGTCAGTCAGCAGCTCTCGCAAAAGTATGGAGTTGCAGAGTAAAGCAGTATCTGCTTCCCGCCAGGCTCTCAGAGGATACTCCCGAGATTTAAAGGCAACCATCGGAATTGTTTCCGGTGCTGCCTTGACTCGGGAGGCCTTGAGGCTGGCAGATGCCTCAAAACAGATGGAAGCCAGGCTTAAACTGGCTACCAATTCACAATACGAATTTGCCCGTGCTCAGGCGGCAATTTCAGACATATCCCGATCAACATATTCTTCGATCGAGGCCAACACAACGCTTTATGCCAGGATGGCAATTGCTACCCGGGAACTCAACTTCGAGCAGGAAACACTGTTCAAGGCTGCGGAATCCCTTCAAAACTCCTTTCGTGTCTATGGCACCACCACTGAAGAGGCGGCCAGCGCCACACTGCAGCTGACACAGGCACTGGCCAAGGGCAAGCTTGATGGTGATGAATTTCGATCTGTGATGGAAAATGCGCCGCTGGTCATGCAGGCGCTCACTGAGGAACTGGGCATCACCAAGAAGGAACTCTTCGAATTTTCCAGGAATGGCAAGCTCCAAGTCCAGGACCTGGTGAATGCATTGGCAAACTCAGCAGATGAAATGGCCCAAAAAGCAGCTCAGGTACCGGTCACCATGGCCGAAGCTTGGGTGCAGGTCAGGAACGGTTTCATTGAATTTATTGGTGATGCAGACAAGGCCACCGGTGCCACCGAAAAGTTGGCCAAGCTTATGCTTATTCTGGCAGACAATATTGGGACTGTCGTTGGCGTAATAGTAGCCGGTGCTGGGCTGAAGTTGTTGGCACCGATGATCACAAAGATAGGTGTGTCAGCAGTCGCCACTGCTCGATCAATGCAAGTGTTTGGTGTTGGCCTTGTGGCAGTGAATGCAAAGGCAGCAGCTTTGGAAGCTACATTGGTCGGACTCAGGGGCGCCATGGCGTTACTTGGTGGTCCTGCAGGTGTTGCAATTTTGGCCGGATACGGCATTTATCAACTTGTTGATTCAATGGATGGCTTGACCGCCGCTGGCAGCAGAACCAAGAAGATCATCCAGGAAGTGAAAGCTGAACTTAATTCAGATTCAGTGAAGTCAGCAGAATCATTTCAACAACTCAGAGATAAGTTGGCTGGAATCAATGAGCAACTTGATCAGATGGTTCAGCAGAGCGCGCTTGATACCCTAGATACACGAATGGGCCGAATTGCCATCTCAGCCAATAGGACAAGGGATGCTCTATTGGCAGAGAAAAAGGAACTTGAAAAGCAGATATACATTACTGAAAAACTTTCACAGGCAAAAACATTCCTGAGTAAAGTGCTGGAAATGCATGCCAAGCTGATCAAAGACAAAGAGGTCAAGGCATTGCAGGATGCTGCTGAGGCTGAAGCGCAAAGAATAGCCCATGCCCAGGAGCTGGCAAAGTGGAAAAGTGAAGAGATTCGATTGCTGAGCCAATATGGAACCGAGGCAGAGCAATTGCAGATCATTGAGGATGAGCGCCGTGCTGCTATCGAAAAATACAACGAGATGGCAACAAAGACACCAGGAGTTTTGGATGCCATCAACCAAAAGTATGATGAGCTGAAGAAAAAAGTCAAAGAGACCAACGCAGAACTGGATACCCAGGTTGATTGGTGGCAGAAGTACTATGATTTGATGCGTGATGCCGGTGTCATAGATGATGCAGCGTTCTCAATCACACAGATGGAATTGGCCCTAGAAGAGCTTGAAAGGAGCGGGATGTTCTCAGCAGAACAGTTGCGAATCCTGAAAGATGCCATCTACCAGATGCAAATGCAAGCCGAACAGGCCACGGATTCAACGGAAAAGCTTGCTCGGTCAATTCAAGGCATCAACTCAGAAACCGGTTCATTGACAAATGATGCCACATTCGATGGATTGGTGCGTCAAGGGCTCACGCTCAAAGACATTTTTGCTTCCATGGCCAATTCCATGGAAGAGGGTGCCACTGGAATTGCAAATGCAATAAACATTGGAATACAAGGCGCCCAATTCATCAAGGGTATTTGGGATTCAACAGCAGGTCAAGATGACACTGGCAGAGTGCTTGATTCAATCAGCCAGGTTGCTGAATCCGGCTTGCTTGGGCCAGTTGCACAGGCAATTGCTCAAGTTGCAAGGTCAATTGACAGCCTCACTGGTGGAAAGTTGTTTGGTACCAGTTATGAACTGGAATCAGCTCGGTCATCAATCAGGATTGGTCCGGATGGTGCATTTGGTGATTTGACTACCCGAGAGGTAAGGCAGCGATCGCTTTTCAGAGGCCGGCAATGGAAGGAAACCGTTGAAGCTGTAGCAGCAGATGTGCAAGCGGCCATTGATGCTTTTTATGATCGATTAAATGAGGTCAGAGAATACTCACAGCAAGCTGTAGGTGGATTTGGTTCTCAGTTGGTTTCAGGTGAGTTTGTCGAAGAGTTTGACAGCCAGGGCAATATGACTGGCCAGCAATCCATTGTTGGAGGTCGGACATATGCCGAAAACCAAGAGGCGTTTGAGGCTCGACTATTGGCAGAAAATTCACTGGCCGGAATTGCATCAGTTTATCAGGAGGTCCAGCAAATTGCTGAGCTATGGCGAGGCAATGCGCATGATCTACTTGATGGTTCTCAGTTCCTTCTGAGAGCAGCAGCCGATTTAAACTCAGGCAATGGTCTGTTTTCAAATCTCACAGCCACCACTGCCAACATCGTTGACATGCAAAAGGCCGGTGAAAGTCTGCTTGAGACTTATCAACGGGTGGCCGGTGCCACTGATTTGCTTGAACAGGCCTTTGAGGTCATGGGTCAGGGTTTTGAAGGGTCCAGAGAGCAATTTGTCAGACTGGCGGCTGATATCGCTGAAGCTGCCGGAGGCCTGGATCAGGCTGCCGCTCTGTGGCGCAACTACTTCGAGACCTTTTACTCGCCTGAAGAGCTGCTGCAACAGGATCTGGCATCACAGTCACAGCTGCTGGGCCAGCAGGCTGCGAATCTGGGAATTGATCCGAACATCACACCTGAGCAGTTCCGGGCTCAGTTTGAATCCTTGCTGCCCACTTTATCGCCTGAAGAAATAGCTCAGTGGTTGCAGCTTGGTGATTCAATCCGGCGTGTAAACGAACTGATCGATGAGCAGGTTCAAATCTACCAGGCCCAGTTGGATGCCCTGAATGAGTACGCAAATTTCACTCAATCGATCACTGATCAAATCAACCAGCTGACCGGTACCGAATACTCAAACACCCTGGCCGAAATTCGCCGGCAAGAACAAGCCAATATTGAAACCCTCAATGAGTTGGCTTTGGCCGCCGGCCTGGCAGGTGCAAAAGAAGAGGATTTGGCAGCGGTTCACCGGTTAGCAGCTTTGCAGGTTGAACAGGCAATTGAGGCATTGAGGCAAAGGGTTCAATCACTGATCAATGAACTCTATGGCCAGGACACCCTCGATCAACAAATTGCGACACTGGAAGCCAGGGTCGGCAGTGGTCTGACATCAGTTGCCAGTGCCGGCGTAAATCTGTTTGAACAGTGGGAGCGGGCCCTCGAGCGTATTCGTGATTATTCACAGTCAATGCTGTTGGATGATCGGTTTTCTCCACTGGAGGCACAGGAAAGGCTGGAACTGGCCAGGCAGGAGTTCTTTGATGCTGTTGCTGCTGCTCAAAATGGTGATCTTGGCGCCGCCCAGTCATTGCCAGAATTGGCAAGGATTCTCAGCCAGCTGAACCTGGCAGTAAACACTTCCGGATCAGATTACAACGATCTGTTTTATGCCATCCAAGAGGCTATGGATTCAATATCCATACCAACTGGACTTTCAGCTGGGACTGGTGGAGGTTCCGTAACAGTTGGCCCATCAGCTGAGCTTCAGGCGCTTTATGATCAACAGCGAGCCCGTGATGATGCCGCGATGGCAGAGCACCGCATGGAGTTGGCCCGGGAGTTGCAGATTCATGTTGCTGAGCTGTCTCAGGCAATCAATCAACCGGTTTTGCAGCTGCTTGCTGACATGGGCGCCGATGTATCCCAATTCCTGATCGATTTGGGCATTAACATGGAGAACGCCACCGGTGAGACAGTTGCACAACTGGCCGCGGTCGCAACGACTTGGAATATCAGTGTTGTTGAGCTGGCTGACAACGTGGGGTACGCCCTGGGGGAACTTGGTGATGCTCAATCTCTGTTAAATGATGGCCTTGAGGCTACCATTTCCACCCTGCCACAAAGCATCCAGCAAAATCTGACCGGTTTGCTCCGGGATGTAGAGAATGCTGCCGATGGAACATTCCGCGATGCCGCACTCGGCAACATGGAAGACTACATCAATACCTTGCCGGCAGACCTAAGGAATCAGCTTGCGCCGTTCTTTGATAATGTGTTGCCAACCAGTCATGAGATTCAGATGCTGTCAGTGGCTGAAGAGCAGCGCGATTTACTGAATCAGATCAACATTGCCCTGGGTAACTTCCCGACTGTTCCTGCACCACCAGGTGGGCCTGATGCTCCTGATCCAATCGATTTTGAGCCAGTGGTCAACATTCTTGGACTGGAGTTAGATGAATCAGAATATCAATCATGGCTGCTCGAGGAAATAAGAAACAGAGTAGGTTCAGGATCCGGAGGCTCCGGAGGGTCGGGCGGGTCCGGAGGGGGCGGCAGTAACCCACCGCCAAATGATCCAGAGAGCATCCAAACCATTGGCCAGATGAATGAGCTTTTGAGCCAGGTTAAATACTTGGCACAGCAAAACAAAGAGCTTTCAGAGGAAGTGGCAGCATTCAGAGCCATGATGCGTGAAAAAATGGATGAGCAGACTGACCAGCAGGAAGAGATTGCATTTAATACCGGCTCAACCGCGGTGAATACCGGCAAAACCAATGCTCTGAGGCAATCAAGTAGAAGAGTGCTTCGAACAGGTGCCGGGTATGGGTGAGATATTGCTTGGTGTGATCACCAAACCTGATAACACAAGGTATTTTATCGCCTCATCAACCTATATCGGTGATGTTGAGCCGATCGGTGGCGGAACCGCGGTACCCACAGTGTTCTATGGGGATATCCCAGATGACAAGCCCATTGCATGGAGAAAGGAAATGGGTTTTTTTGTCTGGGGGCGCCGCTCGATGCATGAAATTGGGGAAACCTGGTTGATGAATGAGCCAGCATTTGCCGAGACATCGGGTCGTTATGATGGCCTGCTCTATGACAGCCGTGACAGCAAGCTCGAATACTTCATTGTTGAAGATGAAAACCAGGCATTTTCAACAGCTGTCCGGGTTGGTGAATGGATCATTGACGATGTTTCAAATCCAAATGATCAGTACGTTGTCATCACTGTTGTGGATAAGCTCTCACAGGTCGATAAAAACACTGAGCACGAATACTACAGCAATACTTTGGTTTTCACCGAAAACAGGGAGCAACCCCGGCCAATTGTAATTGGTCGCTGCAATCAAATGCCGCTGACATTGATTGACGATGTGGACAACATCTATGAAGCTCATTTTGAAGGCACTGTAAGCAACTTCATCGATGCTTATGACACCGCGGATATTTTCGTACCTGGTGTTGATTACACAGAGGGTGTTCAATCAACCGGTGGCTATGGAATCAATCTTGCCAATAAACCTGCAGGTGTAATCACAGCTCATGTATCTGGAGGTGAATGGATGGGGGGCAGCACCAGGATCATCGATAATTTTGTGCCATATCTCTTAGTGACTTGTGGCGGCATGGATATTGCCGACATAAACACTGCGAGTTTGACTGCTATCGATACTGACTGGTCCAACAGGTATGACGTTTTCATTCAGTCCGGCAGCAACATCAGAGACGTACTGGAAGATGTCATGGTTGGTCATTGCGGCTATGTCTACCAAAACAATGATGGTGAAGTAACCTTTGGCTATGTTCAACAGCCGAAAGTCACAGCGGACCATGAGCTGAATGACATCAATATTGCCAGCGATGGCATCAAGATCACATTGGACAAAGCTCCAGGCCTTTCCGATGCAGTCTCATGGCGCCGGAACTGGTATGTATTCACATACGATGATGTGAAGGACGTAGGTATTACTGAGGCTGAAAAACAAGAGGCTTCCAGGGAATATGTCTACAACTATCGATCAGCAACCACCACCGGTGGCGGTGATGCCTTTCATGACACATATGCCCATGCCAGACATGGTGATCACATTAAAACCCTCACAGATGGTGGGAACAATGGGACAGACCTAATCAGCCACCTTGAAGATGATTTGTACGACGTCGAGAGACATTTCCACACTTTTGAAAGGATCAGTGAAACAGTGATTGAAGCTTTGACCATTGAGCTTGGTGAAACCATGGAGCTCGTCGATGCCAGGTTTTTCCCATCAGGAAAGAACACTTTAATCAGCGCGATAGCTGGCGAATCATTGCTCAGCAAAAAGGTAGAGTTTGAAACATGGGGATAACAAATGGCTAAGGCAGGAATCAGTTATTCAGACACTGTGAAATACGCAACCAAACACCCGGACGTCTCAGGACCATCATTCATTCAGTTGCTTGAGGGTACCGAGGTCTTGGATTTGCTGCACATGAAGAACCCAAGACCCAGGGAGGTTGCAAGGATAACACCCAATGGCTCTAACCAGATTCAATTATGGGTGAAGTGGGGTGGGGTATTTAACACCAACCTGGCATTGAATCTTGGATGTATTGGATTGATCAATCACAACCTTGGCGTTGAGAACAATGTGCTGATGGACCTGTATATTTATGACTCAGTGACCACTCTCTACACATTTACTGATCTGCCTTTGAACTACAACGGCGCCGGCGGTCTATCTGGATATGAAAACACTGAATTGTCATCGGTGAACCATTTCACCATTCTGGACACGCCTGTTGAAGATGCTGTCGAGGTGACCATTGTGCTGAAGAATGTAACAGGGGATTTTGATATCGGCCGTCTTTGGGTGGGTGATTTCATGGAGGCCTGTTTTGATGCTACATGGGGCTTAGGATACACAGCCAAAGCACAAATAAATTATTCCGGTGGTGAGGATGCTCATCCGGTTTACAAGCGCCGGCGCAAGAAAGGATCCTTTCCTATTTCCAGAATCCATAAAAGCCAGGCATTCGGCCCTGGCCAGACATTCCAGGACCTGTCATTAAAGTGTGGGCGTGACTCTGAAATTGTGCTGCTGCCCAGGACTTCCAGCAATGAGGACATCAATCACATTTCAGTATATGGGCTGGTCCAGAAGGATGTGATCATCACCAACACCAAGGGTGACTATTTTCAAACTCAAATTGACGTGCTTGAACTGATATGAGCGAACCAGATAAAAAAAGTAATCACAGCGCCACTGAGCTATTTTCCCGGGTGAATCACCTGGAGCGCGATACTTCATCAATCAAAACTGAAATAAGTGGTCTCAATGTTGTGATTTCCGATGTTAAAGCAACTCTTAACCGCGTGGTTGAGATGTTATCCCTTACACAGCGGACGCCATGGCAAACCATCCTCATGTTTGCCGGTTTACTCATTTCGTCAATTGGTGGCATCTGGGCGCTTGGGATGAGCCCAATGAAAGAACAAGTCAGGATCCTCACTGAGCAAAACCTCAAGCAAGCGGAGGTCAATGGCTACCAAAAAGCACAGCTGGAATTCTTAATCAAAGAAATAGAGAAGTAATCATGGACCTGCGCCGCCTGGAAAAACGGATTAAACAATCCGAAGGTCAAATGCGTGATTCTCTTGGCTTTCACAAGCCATACCTTGATCATTTGGGTGTTCCAACCATCGGTTATGGCTGCACCTCATTCATGGGCCGGCCGGTAACCATAAAAGATGACCCAATCACTGATGAAATGGCCAATTTTCTGCTGTTTCATGACATATACCACGCCATCAAAGATGCCAGTGTATTTATCGACCGGTTTTGGCGTATCGGCTCGATCCGGCAAGAAGCACTTGTGGAGATGGCTTATCAGCTTGGCGGACCAAAGCAGCGGCGCTTTATAAAGGCCCAGGCTGCAGGAAACCGCCGTCAGTGGCCCAAGATGGCGGCAGAGATGCTGGACAGCCGCTGGCACGATCAGACGCCCACAAGGTGCCAGGAATTGGCCCGGATGATCAAAACCAATCAACACCCCTGGAGCATTCAATGAAAGTAGCCTTACCCATCCACGGCATGAACAGCCGCACAGCCGGCCGGGACAGCATCGATCGATTGGCTCATGGCCTTGAAGTTGATATCGTCGATCCAGACGATACTGATTATGGCTTCGCCCTTTTCCTCCGGATCTGGTTCTTCAAGCGGCCACTGATTGAGCGAATTGCCGGAGGCATCAAGAAGTGGATCGATGACGACAGAATCACACAGATTTATCTGCCGGTTCACTCCAATGGCCTGAACTTCGCTCTGCAGGCTCTCAAGCTACTGGATAAAAGAGGGCATCGAGGTACCAAGCCCATCATTATCGTGTCGTTTTCTGGGTGCGCGAATCGTAAGGTCAATACCGACGTGGCCACAGTGGTCCATAACTGGTACACGGAGCGCGACGGCTGGCTGAAAGCTGCCAAGCTTTTGCCGTCGGTCACTATGGGCAGTTTCGGCCTGGGCCCTTACCGGGGCAAGTCTACCAACGTCATTGATAAAAGAATCACCAGGCATATTGGCAGCCATTCTCAGTGGTTCAAGGGTCACAGCCTGTCAATGGCCATTAAAAAACATAACGAACTCATAAGGAGCTATTCATGAAAAAACTGATACTGATCATCATGGCCTGCCTGGCCGTCACCGGTTGCGCTCAACTGACTGGGCCACCCAAAGCCGAATACGTCGACGAAAACTGCGAGACCCATTACCGGTGGGATACTGACCTGCAGATGAACCGGGTCACGCACCAGGTCTGCACCAAGTCGTATGTCAAGAGCAACCGGGTATATGAAAACGGCTTAAAGATCGATGCGAACAGGGAAACCGGCAAGCTCAAAGTCGAAGCCGGCACCGTGGACAATGCAGCCGAATCCGGCATCGCAACAGCCCTGGCAGCATTGCTCGCGGATCCTGCCGGTATCGATGTCCTTTTATCAATTCTCCGGAGAGAACAATGAACTACAAACTAGCACTCGTCCAGGACCTGTTCAAAATTAAAGAACTGATCCTGTCAGACAACAAAGTCATCTATCGTGATCCGGAAACCAAGGTTGATACCGTGGTGGCCGAGTATGAGGATCAGGATGATGCCTTGCCCAAAGAGGTGGCCATCAAGCATGGATTCACTCCGGAGCTGAATGAGCATGGCGCCCGCCGGTCATCATACGTCGATGAGGTCCTTAACCGGCTGAGGACATCAAGCGACAAGAATGAGCGCCGGGCTGTGGACTTCCTGCCTAAATGGTTCGTATTTGAGGATGAGCTCAACAACCCGGCACCAGGTACAGAAGCCCGGGCAACGCTGAACAAAAATGACAGCATGGGCGTTACATACGCACGGCTTGGTATTTTCGCTGGTCCTTGGCAGGGCGCAGATGGTGCAGCGGTTCTCGATCACGTTTTCATCTTCCTTGGTGACAACCATGACAAGGCTGTGAAACAGCTGGCCAAGGTCAATGCCTGGTTTGATAATCAGGTTGAAAAGCAGATTGACTTTGTGACCAATAACAAAAGAATCTGATTATTTGCTTATTTTAAAATAACACACTACTTGGGCGACTAAAGTATGGGCTGCATCATCTCTATGGCTAGGTAATGCAAACCCACCATTGTAAAGAGTGGACCAATGAATAAACGTGCCTTCCATAGTGATTGGTGCTTTATTCGCCTTTTCCTTACAAAAAGCTTTAGCTGACTCATCAGAATAGTTGTTTTGTCCAGAGGAGTCTAAAACGACCTCAAAATTGACAAAATGACCACGTTTTTGAATTCCAGAAAGACGATCCATTAACTTAGAATGATTTTCATTCATTTGTTTAATGATCTTTTCAATATGATCTGGAGTTACGTTTGTTGCTTGGCTTTGAAATGAAATGACAAGAAAAAATATAACCAATAGTTTCATAATACACCCTTTTTTTAATGTGAATTATTTACTTAGCACAAGGCGCTTCAAAACGCAATTAATTAATTCAATAATGAACATTTAAGGTTTACTCGTAAAAGCTCATTACTTTTTCTTCTATTAACCTCAGAGCTTCAATCTGGGACTTGCCAGTTATATCCACCCTGAACGTCTCGGCCACCTCGAGACCGTCATCTCTAACACCGTCATGCGATAGCGTGGCATAGGCCTTATCACCCCGGGGCCCAAACTGCATCAGCGTTGTTTTTCCACCATGGACATCGAGGTCATCAACGTCATCGATCAATGCACCGAGGTTGGGCCTCAGTACCAGGTCAACAGCGGCATCACTGAAGCATGTATCCATGTGTCCTGCATGGTAAGCCAGGATGGCCCAGGATCCATAGGGGATGGCAGCCTGGCCGGCTTTCCACCGGCGCACCTGTTTGCCATCATTAACACCTACAAGCCGGGCAATTTGAGCATTGCTCCAGCCCAGCTGCTGGATTAATGTGCGGACTTCTTCTGGCTCCGGTTGAGCCCACAAGGGGAAGGGCTTGAAGCACTCTTCTCTAATGGGGCCGCCGGCGTTATACGTTGCTCTTTCTTCACTCAT